AGCCCGCTCGGTGTTCGAATGAACCCTTGAACGTGCTTAGGCGCGGCGCCTGTGTCAGGTAGTGTTTCAACAGGTCGATCTCGGTCGAGATCCGGTGCAGGGTATCGGCCTTCTGCGTGTCCTGGCCGTAGCCGAACACGCCGACCATCAACCGCGCCATGCAGGTGCGGACGTTCTCGCCATAGGTGCAGCGCAGATCGCGCGGCATCTTGATGATGTCCTGCAGCAGGAGGGTATCAAGCGCCTGGGCCTGCGTCTTGAGCTGGAACGAGGCGGTATCGGGCGTGGCCAGCAGCTTCTTGGCCGCAGCCTTGTTCAGCTCGCCGCGCTGGCGCAGGTCGGCGATCACCTGCTGCACGATTTCCGGCGTCACGCTGGCCAGCACGGTCGACCGGATGCCGCCCATGTCGGACACGTAGACCGTGTAGTTGTCGGCCTGGCTGCCGAGGGCGACGACATAGGGGATGCCGAATTCCTGCACCATGCTCCACAGGCGGCGCTTGAAGTTCGCCGCCGGGAAGCCGGCGCGCAGGTGCGGGTCGTCGCTGGTGCCGATCAGCTGCAGGCGATAACGCTTTAAGGTGGCCAGCACATGCGCCGACTTGTCGAACGCGTGCAGGAAGCGGCCGGCCTGGAGCAGCACCAGGTGGTCCGGATAGCGTTGCGCCAGTTTGGCCGCCGCCGCGGCCAAGGGATCGGCTTTGCCCATGCCCAGCTCGATCCCCTGGTAGGCGGACAATGCATACTGCGCCGATTCGTCGGCGGTTGGGTGGATGGCGTTTGGTGTCATGATCGATTCACAGGTTGGTGGCGCCGGCCACCGCTGACGCGGCGACCAGCGACCTGTTACCAGAGGCCCGAGTTACTTGGTGCAGCGGAACCCGACACGGACGTTGCGGTAGACGGGCCAGTCGCTGTAGAGATTGAACACGCCGGCATTGCCCCCGGAGCACCAGCAGCCGCCCCGGACGAGCGCAACGCCCGACCAATCGGTCCCTGGCGCGGGCTGCCAGCCGATCCCCTTGTTCTTGGCTGCCAGCGGCGCGGTGGTGATCGAGGGCGAGTCGGCGCCAATGGCGCGGGCGACCAGGCCCTGCTCGTCGCCCTGCACGTCGTCGAAGATCCACGAAAAGACGGTTCCGGCGGCGTCGTACACGATCTGGCCATTGGACAGTTTGAACGCGCGGCGCTGGTCGCGGTCGGGGTGCGTATAGACGCCAGTCGGCGCCTCATCCAGGTCGTCATCGTCATGAAGCCCTTGCAGCAGCGTACCCTCGCCGACAGCGCCACCCGACCAATTGTCGGCCACGTTGAAGATGTTCCAGGCCAGGGCCAACGCCTGGGTTTCGCGGATCAGTTGGCCGCCCATCGCCGCGCAGGCCGCCTTGGCTTCCTCGAAGTTGACCTCGACCCACGGCGCGCGCTCCGCGTCGATCACCGGTTGGCCATCGTCGCCTTTGGCGATATGAAACTGGCTGACCTCGAAGGCGGGCACGACCAGGCCGCCCGGCAGCGTGGTCTCAGGCACGATCACAAAGTCGTTGACGATGCCGGCAGCTGCGCGCACCTTGGCGCGCAAGTCGGCGGCCAGCTCCGGGAACTCGTCGGCGCACGACTGCGCATAGGCCGCCAGCGCCGGCATGGCGTGCTTGTCGTGGCTCAGGTCGAGCACAAAGTATTCACAGCCGTCGTGTTTCTCGCCCGGCGCGCTGCGACCATCGTTGCGCGTGACGCTGAATTTTTCATACAGCCCTTTGGGTGTGGCGTTCATTGAAAGCTCCTGTTGTAGTTGGAAGGGTCACCGCGCTGCGGCGACCCGTGACCTGTGATCAGAGACCTACCGGCTTGGTGCAGCGGAACCCGACAACGCCGTCGCGGTAGTCGGGCCAGCCGTAGCTGAGACGGAACACGCCGGCAACGCCCCCGGAGCACCAGCAGCCGCCCCGGAAGAGCGCATAGCTCGACCAGTTGCTGCCTGCGCGCGGGAACCACCCCATGCCCTGCGTGCACGATGGGAATGGCGCGGTCTTGATGGAAGGCGAGTCTTCCGCAAAGGCGCCGGCCACGATGCCATTTTCATCGCCCTGGACATCGTCGAAAATCCAGCCATAGACGTTACCGGCCACGTCGAACACGATATCGCCGTTGGTCAGATGGAAGCCGCGGCGCTCTTCGGCGTCCTTCGGCATGAACTTGCCTGGCTGGCCGGAATAGACGGAGCCCTTGTGCAAGCCCATCATCAGCGTGCCGATACCCACGCCACCGCCCGACCAGTTGGCAGCCACCTGCGACACGTTCCAGGCCAGGGCCAGCGCCTGGCTTTCGGTGAGCAGGGCGCCGCCAATGGCGGCGCATGCGGCGCGCGCTTCGGCGTAATTGATGCCCACCCAGGGCTTGCCCTCGGCGCTGATCACGGCCTTGCCGTCGTCGCCTTTGGCGCAGTAGTACTGCCCGACCTGGAATGCCCGCACGACATAACCATTGGGCAGGGTGGTTTCCGGCACGGTCACAAACAAGTTGGCGTCCGCACTGTGGTGTTCAGCTTCGCCAGCGTCGGCTGGGAGATTGGTGTCTCGCATGTTCATTCGTCAATTCCTTATTGAGGAGGAGGGCGCCGCGTCGCGGCACCCGGGACCCGGGATCAGAGACCTACGGGCTTGGTGCAGCGGAACCCGACACCGTCGGCGCGGCCGGCGGGCCAGCCGCCGTAGAGATTGAACACGCCGACACGGCCCCCGGAGTACCAGCAGCCGCCCCGGATGAGCGCACAGCCCGACCCGTTGAACCCGGCAGGCGGGTACCAGCCCACGCCCTTCTCCATCGACGGATAGGGGGCGGTGGTGATCGAGGGCGAATCGGCGGCGAAGGCGCGGGCCACGATGCCGTTCTCGTCACCCTGGACATCGTCAAAGACCCAGGTGTACACGCCGCCGGCGGCATCCATCACGATCGAACCGTCGGCCAGGTAGAACTCGCGGCGCTCGGCCGGGTCACGCGAAACGAAGTCGAACGCGTAGGGCTCCCAGGTGTTGTCCAGATCCAGATGCAGGCCCTGGTACATGCTGCCTTCGCCCACCACGCCGCTGATCCAGTTCTTGCCGACCTGCGCCAGGTTGTAGGCCAGCGACAGCGCCTGCGATTCCTTGATCAGCTCGAAGCCGGCCTGGGCGGCCAGCGTGCGCGCTTCGCGGTAGGTCACCTTGACCAGCGGCGCGCCGGAACCGTCGACCAGGATCGGGCGGTTCACGCCCTGGCTGGCCACGAACTTCGATACCTGGAACGCGGGCACGACCAGGCCGCCAGGCAGCGTCGTTTCCGGTACCGTAACAAACAGGCCGGCGGCCGCATTGGGATCAGCGGGCAGGGCGGTGTCACGCATGTTCATTGTTTGCATCCTCAATCTCCGCAGCAGTCGGTAGGGCGCGGGCGCCGCGCTGCAGGTAGCGGCGGCCGAGCAACTTCAAAATCGAGGTCTGGCCGGAATGGGCCAGCATCTTTTCCAGCGGCGTGCTGGTGGCGAGAAAGCGGTGCGCGGCGACGAGCGCCAGGCATTCGTCCTGCGACAGGCGTGCGGAGGCAGCCATCACGCGCCTCCGGTCATCAGGATCAGCGCAGACCAGAAGCCGACGCCAATCCATGGCCAGAACTGCGGCGCGCGTGGGGCCTCGCAATAAGCCCGCAAGAACGCGTTGATCAGGTTCCAGGCGCCGAGGGCGGCCAAGGTCCAGAGCAGGTATTTCGCGTCCATCACGCACGCTCCTGTTCGTCGGCTGGCGCCGCAGCTGGCTGCGCCTCTTTCCCGAACGGGTACACGTTGGTCGCCAGCGCAACCTGGTCGCCGCGCACGGACTCGCGCACGCCGGCCAGATAGACAGTGGCGTCGATGCCACCGCCCTCGCGGTTGAACGACAGGCACTGGATGAACTGATTGACGCCATCGACGGTCACCGGGTGGCCGATCTGCAGCGCATGCAGCAACACGCGGTTGTGGCGCTGCTCCGACTCCAGTTTGGCGGTGGAGAGCGATGGCGCGGCGCCGCCGCGCGGTGCGGTCGGGCGGTGCATGATCAGAACCCGTGGCGCGCGACGTTCCAGGCGCGCTTGATGGCCTGGCGCAGGTCCCAGCCCGACTGGCGGTAGTAGCGGTAGCAGCTGACGAAGGTAGCCATGAAATCCTCCATGTTCAACGGCCCAGATCGGTGAACTGGGTCTTGTCCTGTACGAGCCACCAGCCCAGCTGGCGGCGGATATCTTCCGGTGCCGGCGGCGGTGCCGACTGCTGCTGGCGCTCCGCCATCCAGGCGCGTACCTGTTCCTTGTCAGGACGCGTAGTCGTAGCCATGGCGGCCTCCCGTGCGCTGGTCTTTCAGGCCCCGGACCGCGGCCATCGGGATCGTTTCCTGCACAACGTAGCCGGCAGCGACCAGCGCCTGCTGGCGCTCATTCGCGCGGGTGGTGCCGCTCGCGATCAGGTCGGCCGCGTCGAGGTCCTTGGCGAGTGCGCGCTTCTGGTCTTCGTCCATCGCGTTCAGCATCACCTTGATGATCTGGTGCGCGTGCAGCAGTTCCTCCGCCAGCAGATCCATGGCGTTCGCCGCCCGTTTGGACTTCGGCAGCTGGCGCTCCAAGTGCTGGGCCCAGATCAGACGGCCCTCGGCGGCGCCGGCGTGGAAAGCATCGGCGGCCGCCGTGCCGGGAACGAATTCGCAGGCCATCGACTGACCCATGACCTGGGCGGCCAGCACGGCGCGCACGCCGATCTTGTACTGCTCGCTGCGCGGTGCGCGCGGTTGTGAGAACGCGATGCCGACCAGCTGGTCGAGCAGCGCTGCGGCGTTCACGTCTCCGATGAATTTGGCATGCATGACGGGCCTCACATTTTCGGTGGGACGATGATGCTGAGGCTGCCGGCGTCGTACTCGGCGTCGATGTGCAGGCCCAGGTCTGCGATTGCGGCGTAGGCGCCAACGCCGGCGGCGGGCTTTTCGGTGATCAGGAACTTCATCTCATCCTCCTGCTGTGGGTGCCACCGCGTTGCGGCGGCCAGGGACCTGCGATCAGAGACCTACTGGTTTGGTGCAGCGGAACCCGACACGGTCGCCGCGGCTGCCGGGCCAGTCGAGGCCGAGATAGAACACGCCGGCAAGGCCCCCGGAGCACCAGCAGCCGCCCCGGATGAGCGCATCGCCCGACCAGTCCGCCGTCTTCGACGGCTGCCAGCCAGCGCCCTTTTCACGCGACGGGTAGGGCGAGGTGGATACCGAAGGGGATTCGGGAGTGAATGCGCGCGCCACGATGCCGCGGTCGTCGCCCTGCACGTCGTCGAACACCCAAGTGAACAGGTTGCCCGCGACGTCGCACACGCGCTCACCATTGGACAGCTCGAACCAGCGGTCTTCATCGGAATTGGTCGACACGAAGGTGCCCGGCTTAGCCTCGTTGGTGCTGTAGCGCAGGCCCTGCTTCAGCGAACCTTCGCCCACCGCGCCGCCGCTCCAGTTCGCCGCCACCTGCGACGCGTTGTAGGCCATGGCAAGCGCTTGCGTCTCGGTGATCAGCGCGTAGCCTGCATTCGCGCAAGCCTGGCGCGCGGTGTGATAGTCGGCCTCGACGAACGGCTCGCCCTCCGCCGTGACGGCGGCCTTGCCATCGGCGCCGAGCGAGCACAGGTACTGGCCGACCTGGAACGCCGGCACGACGGCGCCATTGGGAAGGGTGGTCTCCGGCACCGTCACGAAAAGATCCGTGGCCACGGTGGCGTCGGCGGTCAGGTTGGTGTCGCGCATGTTCATTTATTGCTCCTTATCGGGTTCGATGACGCCGGCGGCGGTGAGGGCCTCTCTGGCCAGCCGCGCCAGGCGTTGCTGCCTCGATGTCGCGGCCACCTGCTGCAGCGCCCGCACCATCGCGTCGTGACCGTTGATTGCGCTGATCAGGCATGCCGCTGCTTCCATGCCTCGCGCCGACAACGGCGAGTTCCTTGCCTGTTCCACCGTCAACCACGACTCGATGCCGATCAGGTTGATGATGGGAGCGCCATTGGCGTCGACCAACAAGTGAGCGCAACTTCCGTCGCTCAGGCCCTGGCGGACCGGTAGTGCAATGGCGGTACTGCAGTTCGACTTCATAGTCGCCTCCTGTTTCATTTGCCGCGGCGATAACTAAACTATACATGCGCGGATAGAAAAGTCAATCCGCGAAACGATATATTTGTGGCGTGGGAGTTGGTTGCATCGCGGAATAAAAATGCAGGGAGCGCATAAATCGCGTGCAATGGGTCGGCAATGTCAGCCAGCGGCGATTTCCGACGCGGCATTACTTGCATGTGATGACTGATTCAAGTATGCCTGATTTTGATACCTAGTTGATACCAATGTTGCCTATTTTGCGGCAGTGGCTTGCACAATCGCCGCATGCAAAAGACGAAGAAAGCCGACTATTCGGCAATGACGCTGCGCTTACCGAGTGAGCTAATGAAGCAGCTTGATAAGGCTGCCGAGCACAATGGCAGGACTCGATCGGATGAGATTCGCTCTCGCCTGGAGGTGTCGCCTATCGATGACCGCTTGGCCGGTATCGAGCGAGAAATGTTGGAAATGAAGGCGATGCTTCGGAAGTTATTGGATGCGGCGGGGTAAGGGGGGGGGCTTGGTACCTGCCTCAAGGCTGATGACCGTGACGGGCAGCGAACTCGTCTTGCATCAGGAGGCACTTTTCTTTGCTTGGCATCCAAGCTGTTTTGACAGACGCCATCGCATCAGCCCAGCATTTCTCGATTGCGCGCCGCTCGCTTCGTTTGGCGGCTCCGTCCACGAGGATGCCGGTTGAAACAAATGCGACAACGAACAACGCAATGCCGAGCAACCATCGATTTCCCTTTGGCTTCCTAGCGCCACAGCCTGGACAAGCATTTGCTTTCGAACTGATTTCGCGCCCACATTCGCCACACCGGATTAGAGCCATGAGGCAACTCCTAAAGTGAAAGGTGAGAATCGTGACAATTCGAAAACAAATTGTGAGCGGTAGAAAACCCTCTAATTCATCATTTCGTCCGCAACACTCCAGTTATATTTGAACAACACATATTTCAAAACTGGGGTGTTGGCAATGGAGAATCTTCAAAGGGTGATCGCCGCCTACTCGTCAATGGATCAGCGTAGACGCGACCAGGTTTTAGTCCATATGGAATGGCTCGCGAAACGCCATCCAGCCAGAGAATCACTTCGGCTCGTTGCTAGCAATGGGAGGGTTTACGACCTTCGGCAAACCCTCCGCGTAACCGAGTAAATCGCCTTGATTTTCCGAATCCATTCTCCTGTAGTAGCTCACGAGCAACCATTCTTCAGGCCGGAGAAAATGAGGGCCCGTCATCGGCATGGTCATAACCTTCGGGAATTCTTCTTGGCGGACCGGGGGTTTTAGTTGCAATATCGTCGGCTCGCCTGAGCGATTGAGCAACACAACGTCAGGGTTGTTTTCGTCATCCATGCGCCCGATGCCGCTGTGCAGCCAAAGGATGTTGCACTTCAGCGCAATCGCAAGTTTGCGAATGGTGCCCAGCTCGGGACCTTGCTCCATGTTGCCCTTCAGGATGCGACTTATGGTCGACTGGGGCACCCCCGAGTCTTTGGACAGGCGGTACTGGGAATAGGGCTTCGCGCCCCACTTCTCATGGTGCATCGCCTGATCCAGGCGGGTCGCAATGTCTGTGCTCAAGTTCATAAAAGTGAATATACGGGCGCGCATAGATCGGGGCAACAATACTTCCGTTCGCGGCTTGACATCATATCCGCGCATGTATATATTCCTTGCATGGACAAGGACATTGGAACGCTCCTTCGTGAAATTAAGGCTTTCACTCATTGGAGTGAAACCCGTATTGCTCAGGAGCTAGGGACGTCGCAACCCACGGTGAATCGAATTTTGAACGGTCAGGTGGATTGCAAAGGGCGAACGCTCCGTGCGATTGCAGATCTACACGCCTCCGTTTTCGCTGCCAGTGCCGCGTGATGCCCGTTGAGGTGCGCTGAGTTCATGTCGCTAGAAGTTGGGGCCAGGGCCTTGAAAATCGGTTCTGAAAACGATTCGGTGATATCGGCGACCAGACTTGATATCAGGATTCCGCCAAGTGTGGCGACGATCAAGATGAAGATGGCCTTCGCAACAATTGGTGAGTTTCTGTGGTCCATGGCAGTAGCAGAATTGAAGTTGGCAAACTGGCGGTAGCTGTCTTGATGGCTATCACGATAGTCGAATGACCGGAGAACTGAAATGCGTAATTCCTCGCACAAAAGCTTGGTAGCAACGTTTCGCGATCACCTGATCGCCTGGCGTAAGCAGGAAGGCTGGAGCCGCGAAACTATGGTGCAGGTGCTTGT